AAAGAAGAGGATAAGTTACTTGATGAATCACAAATCAAGGATTTAGATAATTAATCACTATTTATAAAGGTAAGGTGTACTACGTGTACAACAAAACAATAGAATAATGCGCATTAAACACAGTAAGTATAAAAATACCGGGCTAATATTTGAATTGCTTGTCAAGCAGATTGCAGCAGATACCTTAAATAAGAAGGACTCTGCAGCTGTAAGCATTTTAAAAAACAACTTCACAGGAAGGACAGCGTTGGTACGTGAATTTAAATTGTATGAATTTATTCTCAAAAACAAATCAGTATCACAATCTAAAGCAGAATCTATCGTATCGACTATTATCGAGGTAGCTCGCACAATAGATAAAAAGGTACTCAAAAAACAAAAATACAGTCTAATAAAAGAAATAAAAGAGAGTTACGACTTAGATGAGTTCTTCTCTATTTCTGTTAAAGACTATAAACCATTAGCAGCTTTGTTCTGTTTGATGGAAGCTCATAAAGTTACAGATGTAATAGATCCTAATTTCTTAGTTGATAATAAGACTACTATATTAGAACACCTAACTAAAGAGCAACAAAACAAAAAACTAGTAAGAGATACATTAATCGAAGAGTATTCAAAATACGATAAAGATTTAAAACTTCTTACATTCAAAATACTATTAGAGAAATTTAACTCTAAATACGGTACATTACTTCCAGAACAGAAAAACATATTAAAAGAATTTATTACTTCAGTTGATTCATCTACTAGATTGAGAAACGTAGTTAATGAGGAATTTAAGAAATTAAAAACTGTACTCGATAAAATAAAAGCAACCGTAGAAGATGAAATCGTTTCTATTAAGTTACAGGAGATTACAAAAGCAATCAAGCCAGTAGCTAAAACAAAAAGAGTAACTGATGATCATCTTGTAAACATAATGCAGTACTACGAATTGATTAAGGAACTAAAGTTACTATGAAAGTAAGCGAGCTTAAGGAACTTATTAGAGAAGTATTACAGGAATTAAATGAACAAAGTGCTACCAATGCAGGTGGTGCTTCTTTCACACCCGGTACAGGAGCGCAATATGCGACTCCTAATGCTTTTTCTAAGAAAGGAAAAAAGAACAATGCAACTAAGTATGCAGAGAAACTTGGGTATAAAGTAGCTAAAACAAAAAAAAGACCATATAACACTAAAATGTTTGACTATCTAGATGAGAACAATACAAGAAAAATATAACGCAATATTAGAGGGGAACTTCTCTAAGTCTCAATTTGTTAAAGATGCAAAGAGAGAATTATCTCAATTCCTATCTCCATTCAACGGATATGAAGATACAGTAAGTATTCTTAAAAGCAAAGGAGTAATATTCGAAGCTGCAAAAAAAGAAGTACCGCACTACGACAAACCAGAACCTGGTTACTCTATCGAAACTATCGAAAGAGGAGTAGATTACGAACTAGAAGGAATGGGACTAATGTCTCAAGAAACAGTATCAGAAGAAGATTACGCTAAGGCTAAACAAAAAGCTGAGAAGAATCTAAAAAAAGACCCTAATCACTACCTACACTTATTAGCAGGAGAATCTAAAAAAGTAGATAAACATGATCAAATGGTTCCGGTAAAAAAGAACAATCATGTAGACACTATTAATGGATTAAAAAAAGCTGAATTAAGAGAGGGGATAGATTCTACGTTAGATCCTTATGAAGATAGAAATGTAATTTTAAAGCAAGTAATGGCTTTACTTGTTAGAGAAAAAGGAGCAAGCAGAGAAGAGCTTAAAGGCTTTATCAGCACTCATATGGAAGACATATTAAATGCTCCTGATGATGCAGCAATCGTAGATGAATTCGAACAATACATTTCAGTTAATAATGATTATGTAGACGAAAAGAAAGGTAAAGATCATGACGGAGATGGAGACATCGATTCAGATGATTATATGATGGCTAAAGATAAAGCTATTAAGGGGACAAAGAGTGAAGCAATAGGAGGACCAGATCATCAAAAACTAGAAGATTTGGGATATAGTGCTGGAGAAAAAGCATTAATGAGTATAGACGATAAAATCTTCAATCATCCGAACTTTGATAGTTTTGTAGGTGGTTTTATGAAAGGGTTTAAAGATCATCTGGAAGCAAGCCAAGACTATGCATCACATTCTGTTAACGAAGGTAGACGTAGAAAAATGAAAGGCGGTAAAGTCGTAACAGAAAATGATTACGAAACCGGAGGATATGTAGAATCTATGGGGCCAAGATTAGATAAGGCACTCAAAGCACTTACAATCGTTTGGGATGAATGGAAAAACGGTCCAGCTACAGAGCCTGGAATGGTTCCTTTTGCTAAAAAAGACTTAGTAAGTTATATTGACAGTAAGATACTAGAAGCAGACGACATTGCAGAAGAGAATATAGAAGAAGATTATAAACCTTCACATAGAGCCTACAATGTTATTGATGGAAAGGGTAATATAGTATATAAAGAACTTCCACGCCACACCGCAATAGAGAAAGCATCAGAAAGAGAAGACTATGGATTCATAGCAACAGATAGCTTAGCAGAAGATAATATTGAAGAGCATCAAGAATTAAAAGAAGCTTTTAAAGCTATAATTTCTAAAGTACTTCAAGAAGAAGTAATAAACGAAGCAGCAACAGGTAACTTATCTAAAGTAGCTACTTCTTATGACGATTTCGAAGGAATGCAAACAGCTGTTAACAGTTTAGAAAATGTAGTAACAGAAGTTGAGTCATTCTATTCAAAGACTAAAGAAAAGATACAAAAAGTATACGATAGCTTTAAAGATATTAAGAACGCAGAAGGATTAGCAGTAGGTGCTATGTTAGCACCAGCTATAGAATCAGCATTTAAGAAAGACTTAATACCTGTAACAGAAAAAGGGTTCACTAGAGGGTTAGAAATGCCTAAAGTAAAAATGTTAGAAACAGACGGTATAGCAGAAGAAGAATTGGATGAGAAGGAAACAGTTTTTACTCCTATTAATGAGGCATTAAATAAAGAGCTTATTAAGTTTGGACCTGATTTAATGAAAAGATTAAAAACCGCAGGATTTCAAACAGGGTTATTCAAAGGACAGGGAATGGTTCCAGTAGAAGCTCAAAAGAAAATTAAAGCTAACCCAAAATTAGCAGGTATTGCATACAAAAGATACCCTGACGGGTATGAATTCCTTGAGGTATCAGTTCAAAGAGAAAAAGGAGCAGAGCTAGAAAAAGTTGCAAAATACTTCTCAACACCAGAAGGTCAATATGGACCAGATAAAGATGCGGGATGGGTAGTTAAAAACATCCGTAATGTAAATACTGGAGATATCTACAGAAGTAACATAGGAGGAATGAATGGTTTAGCTACTATAACTTACTTTAGAGCAGAAGAAGCAGACAGTGGTAGATATGGAACAGATAAAGTAAAAACTACAGATAAAATAGCTGCAGAAGGTAAGAAGTATAAATACTCTAAAAGAAAGTAAACTATGGCAAATGTATTAGTAAATGTTACACCATTTAAATCTATCCTTAAAGAATCTAAGGAAAGACCAGGAGTATATGAAGTTGAAGGAGTAATGCAACGAGCTGGTGCAAAAAACCAAAATGGAAGAATATACGAAAAAGATCTCTTAATGAGAGAGGCTAAGAAGTATGTTGATGAATTCGTTAAAAACGGAAACGCTTTTGGTGAATTAGATCATCCAGAGTCAGCTGTAGTATCCCTTAAGAACGCTTCTCATGTAGTTAAAGACCTATATTGGAATGGAGACGACTTAATGGGAAAAGTAGAACTACTCAATACACCAGCAGGTAATATAGTAAAAGAGATAATTAAAGCAGGACATACCATAGGAATCTCTTCTAGAGGTACCGGTTCAGTACAACAAACAAATGAAGGGTACTTAGAAGTACAATCAGATTTTGAATTAGTATGTTGGGACTTTGTATCTAATCCTTCTACACACGGAGCTTTCATGAATCCCGTATCATTAAACGAAGGAATACAAAAAGATAACAAGTACGGAAAGGTGCATAATCTAATTAACGATATACTTAGAGCATAATGAAGACATTTGACATGCACCAACAGTAACACGTAATACACTAAAACCTTCCCAGAAATGGAAAGGTTTTTTTGTTTTTGTAAAACGTATATATTTATATACAAATATACAGTTCCTTATACTGTATTAGATAAAGAAAAAAACTTCACATTACGATTACAATAATCGTACGAACACACACAAATTTTATTAAAAATGGCAAACAAAGATTTATTCAAGCAAGCTATTGCTGAAGCTAAATCTGTAAGAGAAGCTGCTATTGCTAATGCTAAAGAAGCTTTGGAAGAGACTTTAACTCCTCACCTTAAAGATATGTTAGCTGCTAAACTTCAAGAGATGGATGATTCATCCACCGATGAAGAAGTAGTTAAAGAAATCGAAGGAGATGTAGAAGAAGGAATGGACAAAGATAATAAAGACGAAGCAATAGAAGAAACTTTCACAGAAGAGGAAGAAGTAGAAGATGCTGAAGAAGCGGACATTGATTCAGAAGAATCTGAAGAGGAAGCTGAAGAAGAAGAGGTAGAGGTAAAGGACATGGAAGTGGACGACCTTAAGGACCTAATTCGTGATATTATATCTCAAGAAATGGGAGCTGAAGGAGAGGAAGAAATTCCTGGACAAGAGTTACCAGCAGATGATATGATAGGAGCGGAAGACGAAGAAGAGATTGACTTAGACGAACTGTTAAAAGAAATTACAGAAATGAACTACGAAGAAGATTCTAACGAAGCAGAAGTACCTGCAACAGAAGAAGTATTAAACGAAGTAGATCCTGTAACAGTAGGAGCAGGAGTTGCAGCACTTTTCGGAGCTGGAGCAGGAATTACACACCTAATGGACAAATTAGAAGCAGGTGAATTCGGCGAAAAAGGTAAGAAATTAGCTTTAGGATTAAGAAAGGCTGGATCAACAGCAGCTAACATTAGAGAAGAAGAAATAGACGAAGTACGCCCAGGCTACGGAGTTGGTGAATTCGGAGACCCAATGGAAAATGATTTAGTAAAGGCAGTAATGTTCTTAGCCAAACATGCTAAAAAAGCAGGTAAGAAAGTAGGTGACTTTGTTAAAGATATTGAATTAGGTAAAATGTCTGACGCTATGAAAGAAATTGAATTAGAAGAAACTAGTGAACTAGAAGAAGCTATGACAACTATTGAAGAGTTGAAAGGTCAGTTACAAGAAGTAAATCTTCTTAACGCTAAGTTACTTTATGTAAATAAAGTTTTCAAATCAAGTAGTTTAACTGAATCGCAAAAAGTAAGTGTTATCGCTGCATTCGATAAAGCCGAAACAGTTAAAGAAGTAAAATTAGTATTCGAAACTGTATCTGATAACGTAGTTGGTAAAACTACTAAAAGTACAATTAAAGAAGCTAGATTAGGTATGGCAAGTAAAGCAACTGGAACAACAGCTTCTAAACCAGAAGTAATTTCAGAAGTAAGCGATGCTGTAAAAAGAATGCAAAAATTAGCAGGAATTATAAAATAAATAAAAAAAAGACAAATTTTAATTATGGAAATTAATCAATTATTAGAAGGGTCTCAAAGTAACTTCAAAAACTTGCAAGCAGATGCTTCTCGTTTAGCGGACAAATGGACTCAATCAGGACTCTTAGAAGGATATACTAACGAGATCGAGAAAAACAACATGGCTATGATTCTTGAGAATCAAGCAAAACAGATTGTA